GGCACAGCCTGAGAGATCCACACTGAAGTGTTATCGGAAATTAGTCCAGGTGACTTCAGTTCGAGACCTCCTTTAATGTCCCCGGTAAACAACTTTATTGTGGTCGGCTTCACAAACTCTTCAGGGGTAGCTTCACCGTACGACCCTTGTCGAATGGCTCTCATGAGGTACTTTTCCAGTTCCTCACCGTACCCGTAAGAAAAGTCTTCAGGTAGCACAATACCTGCGTGTTCACTGTAAGCTTGAACAAATTCCACCGATCCCACAGGAATTAATGTAGCCATGAAACCTTTAGGGTCTAACTTCGACAGATCATCAAACGAGCAATATCGAACGGGGTAACAGGAGAAACTACACGCAACCTTTTCGATTTGTAGTGGTCCTCCGGACTGGAGTAGGAAAGTAGGATTTTTCATCACGGTGGGCAATTAGTTAGGTAACAACGACAGTACATTGGCATTGACCCACTGGGCCTCTTCTCTCGACAACTTCAGCCACAGAAGGTCAAGCTCGTCGAGCAAGGCCTCCTCCGCGTCCTCGTTTCCCTCTCCCCTTAACTTCAGGGACAAGCTAAGTTTTTCGCAGTACTCTTTAACTTTGTTAGTCACTAAGATAGGATGTTGAGATTGGGTCGAAGCATATTGCAGAAAATACGACCTTGCTCGATGGCATCATCCACAGCGATGTGAGTGTGCTTGTTTTCGAGTGGAAACCACTCCTTTGGGTAGTTCCGTTTGGTGGACTCCCGGTATCCTCTTTTGAGCAAGGCCATAGCATAGGTCTTACCGTCAAGAGCCGAGAAGCTAAATGGGGACTTCCCGGTAAATCGAATGAGGTACCAATACACGAAAAGAAAGTCAAACCCTGCAGGAAAACCCACGAATACGGGCAAGGCTTTCCGACCACCTGAACCTTGGTTACTGTTAGCTTTCACGGTCTGGTCAACCCAACCCGAGAAGAGCAACATGGCTTGGTCCGGGCTCCAGGTATGCTCCCGAGAGGCTCTGTAAGCCTTTGGGTGGGCCTCCCACCACGCTTGGGTAGTGGGGTCCGGCTCGGCTCCGGGTAGGGTCTCCAGGTTCACAGAGAAGGTGCCCAAGAGTTCTCCTTTAGGAGAAAACGCAGCTGACCCAAGCGAAAGCATGCTGTTAGGTCCGGGGATCGGTCCGTCGGTCTCAACGTCTGTGCTGAAATAGATTTCCATAAAACAATCATAGCATTTATGCGAAGCAGAAACAAGGGGGAAGCCGAAGGCTTAAGGGCGTTTACCGATCTTGTGTAAACACTTGTACGAGTTTCCACCCTTCGCCTGGATCATCCTTGAACAACTTCACCTCTTTAGTAACTTCGTTCTCGTACGGCGAGGAAAGCTGCCAATTAGAGTTTGAACAGTGTTCCAAGTTTCTTTCTTTTCTAAAGTCTAGCCATTCTTGAGAAGTCCACATACCTTGCCAAACACCTCTCCAATCTTTATGATCTTTGCCCCGTTCTTTCAGAGACTGAAGTGAAAACTTCATGAACTGTTTTCGGCATTCTTCGCACTCAAGATCGTCCAATCGGGTCATGTTCTCTCGTGAGTAGAAAACCAGAGAAACCCGCTCAGCGTCTTCAGTAAGTTTTGTCATGGGGCTGTTACCATGAAGTAGGACTTGAGTGTCCCCTACGATAAAGTCCCCGTCTCTCAGGTTGAAAGCTAGCTTAACTTCGGGAAACACCAAGTAGTGGCCTTCATAAACACCTTTTGTAAAAGCAGTTAAGACGGCCATACTCCCTTTCAAGTTGTTCTTGTCAACGTGGTAGGCAGTCTTGAAATTGAAGTTTAGAGTTACGCTCGTAAAGGCAGTGCCGAACAAGTTGTAGTTAGGGTCTTTAGCCCTTGAAATTACTTCCTTAACTTTGCTCCAAGTATCCGGAAAATTGTACCTAAAACCTTCGCAGGCCGCGTAATAAATGTCTCTGTATTTTGAGAACTGCTCGTAGTATCTCTGAGTGGTTCCGCTCAAACGACCATAGGGGAATCTTGCCCCACGGTCAATTGCCCCCAGGACGTTACTGTAGCAATGGTTGAAATTTAACTGAGAACTAATATAAGTGTTTAAAACTTTTTTAACTTCTTCTACTTTGTTTTCCGAGGGCAGCCAAACTTCCAGCAGCCAGGGTTCAAACCAACTCCAAAGTTGCTCTCTTCTTTGGTTCCTCAGACTTTCTAGTTTCGGGTCGTTGGGGTTTAGGGTGCGAATCTCTGCCTCTAAGGGCTTCATTCTTTCCGCGAGTTCGGGGTAGTCTTTCTTTATGTACTTGATCTTGAGTGTCTTGCTGGTAAGTTTACACGAGCTTTCTAGAGCCTCTCGCGCTTGGGCAAGCGTTGCAGTCAAGCCTACTGAAGCACCGGCGAAGAAAGCAACTTGCCCCTTAGTTAAACGAGACTCTGGGCGAGTTGTAAACTCTGTGCCTGCGACAACACCTCTCTGTGTTCCGTAAACTTCTCTAGAAGCTGCTCGGAAAAAGTCCCAAGTTTCCTTATGTTTGGAAGACCCGTCAGAAAGAATGGGGAAGAGGTTTTTCCTGAAAGAAATAACTTTCACTCCAGAGACGTAAACGTCACAGTCTTCATCGATAACCCGATCATAGTCAGTGGGTACCGGAAATTGCCCAATGTATTCACTGCGAGGGCAGTTTTCAAGGGTTTCCCTATCAATCCGCAAAGGTTTAGCTCTAGACTGCAATTCTTTCGCTATTGCTTCTCGAGTCATTGCCTCTTGCCGGGGATGAACAAGTTAGATTCGGGCTCATCTTCGATGCGAATTGCTTCCTTGGCGGTCAGATCGTTGGTCCCTTCGATTCGTGTAAACGACAGAGCGTAGCCTCCTTTCTCAGCTTGTGATGCCACTGAGTAAAGGCCAAGAGAGCGCATGACCAAAGCGTCTTGAGTCAACCCTTCTAGTTCTGCCAGAGAATTGAAAGCTTCGGCGAAGTCTGTCGGCAAATTAATTGAGATTGTCGTTTGGGGGGCTTGTTGTTCGGTTGTCATGTTTGTTATTATGTGGTAGGACTTCAAAGGTTCAAATTAAGCCCGCGATGTCACGGAATGTTTTGACTTTAGGAAACTCAGCTTCTATGGCTTTTGAGATTCCCTTTGCTAAGGCCCCCTTAATTTTCTCCGTAGTCGAGGACTTCCAGGGGTCCGATTTTAACTTAAGAATTGCTTCTACCGCTGACTTATGGTCAGAAACTTGTAGCAAGTTAAGCAGTTCCTCGTATTCTCTCGTGAGACCTTCAATTTCATCACGTATAGTGTCTAAACTCCTGGACAAGTCGTATGAAAAAAGACTCTAATGCTTCAAAAAGGTCATCAAAGTTTGACATATTCCTCGTATTAAACTTCAGTTCTAATGTAGCTGGACGAAAGCGGAGTAAATCTGGATCTACTCCGCCCTGGTAACCGGGGGTTAATTTTCAGTTCCCCAGTAGTTGGTGTTTGAGCAACGTTCCATGCCGTGTTTGGCTTTATACGACATCCATTCCGGTGATCTCCACATTCCGCTCCAGACACCATTCCAGGTCTTGTGGCCCGTTCCGTATTCTTTGTGGTTTTCTGCCGCGTATCTCATGAAGTCACGGCGGCACTCCTCGCATTCCAGATCGTCAAGAACGGTCATGCGCTCTCGTGAATAGAAAACGAACGACACTCGTTCAGCGTCCGGAGTTTTCGGGATCATCGCGGTGTTGCCGTGAATCAAGCCCTGGTTGTCGCCTGCAATGAAATCTCCGTCGCGAAGGTCAAAAGCGCAACGGATCTCAGGGAACACAAGGTAATGGCCGTCATATTCGCCCTGAGTAATTGCGGTAAGAACGGCGATACCCCCTTCACAGTTATTTCCGTCGTAGTGCATCGCACAGCGGAAATTCCAGTTTAGCGTTAGGGCAGTGAATACCGTCCCGAACAGGTTGTAGTGCGGGTCTTTCACGTTACTGAACCGTTCGTTAAGGCGGTCCCACCGAGGGTTTTCAGGAGTGTTTAGGGTCTCTTTGAGTGCGGAACAAGCGGTTTGATAAATATCAGTGTGACTGACGAACCCTTCGTAATCTTGAACGGTAGTTGCAGTTAGTCGACCGTAGGGGTTACGTGCACCCCTATCAAAAGCACCAATCACGTTGGAATAGCACTTGTTTGAACGGTATTGTTTTCCCACGTATCTGTCGTCGGCACGTTTCGCCTCAGAAACCTTGTCCTTAGATGCACTCCAAGTCTCAGACAGCCAAGTCGGGAACCACTTCGCAAGTTCCCTACCCTTCGCTTCCTTCAGCTCTACCTTTCTTTCTTCGCTCAGCGTTTTCTTGCGAAGTTCCTTCTCGATAGGTTCTAAAGCTTTCTCAATTTCTGGGAAGTCCTTTTTAACATCATTCACTCGGACAGTGAGCTTTGACATGTCGGGAGAGAGAGAAGCAATTTTTAGTGCCTCTTCCACGTCAGTGACTTGACCGGCCATCGCCTTCTTGAAGAAGTTTAGAATACCGTTGGTTACCCTTATCTCGAGTTGGGTAGTTAGTTCTCTACCAGCAACTAGGCCTCGCTGATCTGAGTACAAATCTCTTGCTGCCCAGCGAAAGTATTTCCAAGTTTCCGGGCTACCTTTCGAGCCATCGCGCAGCTTGGGAAAAAGTGCCTTACGAAAGGCAACAACTTTCACTCCGCCCACATAAACGTCGCAGTCTTCTTGAATAAGGTTGTCGTAAGAGGTTTCGTCGGCGAAATAGCCAATGTATTCTTTCGGGTCGCACTCGTATAGTTTGTCGAGGTCGATTCGGCGGGGCTCTTGGCGAGAGCGTAAATCACAGACAACGGCTTCACTCACTGAACAGTTATCGTTGCATTTTTCATTTCCGGTTGAAGCGGCTTTAGAACCCTTCGTTAAATTTTCTGTCTCAAAAGTCATCTTCGGTTGATCAGGATGAATTATTACCCAACGAGGTTAACTGGCTCTTTTTCTTGCGACTAAACAAAAGAGTTGACCCTGGTGAAAGGTGTCACTATTAACATCAATCACAAACTCTTAAAGAGTATTGGTTGGTGTCTCGGGCAAGGTCAAAATAACGGTTAACAGCAGCTTGTATGAACTTTTCTCCCTGTCCTCGAGAGGCACAAGTTCGTTTAGAGCAAGCAAGGAAAGCTGCTTCAGTGTTGGACCAGGTGGCGAACCAAACTGTCGTACTAGTTTAGCGGGAACACTTGGCCCGTAACCTTTTGCACCTGCTTGTTCTTTGCGATCAAATTCTTCTGCGATTTTTTCAATGGTCCAGTTCATAACGTCTTCTACGAAGGCAGGAATAGAACTCCCTGAAACTGCTGTAGGAATAATCCACTTCGAGCAATAAAGCTCTGCCCATTCGATTAACTGTTCGTCTGATGGTTTCATAGGTTGTCACAATAAAAAGAGATCCGGAGATCTCATTGAAAGTACGTGAATTTTTGTGAGAACGCGGCCCTCATCACAGACTGCATGTTTCGAGCAATGTCTAGGTCTTTGCTGCAATGAACTTTGTCTCCCAGAAGCTCTGGTACAACAAACGGATAACTCTGTGTGATCTCTTCGTCGTAGAATTGAATGCGGTGCTTAACTCCGGTTCTTTCACAAAGTTCGTTGATTCTCTTTGCCTCCTTCACGAAATTTTCACCGTGGCCCTTAATCCCGTCGTCTCGACACTCAAAATCAAGGTACTTGTGAAGCATCTCGTGCAGGAGAATGCTTCTTGTTTTTACAGGGTCACCTGCAATTACGCGAGAGAGGCGAATGGTTCCGAACCCGCGCCGTGCAGACGTTTTGTATGTGCCCAGGATTCTGCGACCCATGCGACCATCCCACTTTAGAGTGTCATATCGCGACCAAGTTTCTCCGTTTTCGTCTGTCCGAATCTTACACGGAAGAATTGGTAAGTCCCCGTTGAAGTAGCGGATGTTAAATTCTGCGTAAATCTCTCCAAGATCGTACATCACCGTGGGATCTGGGCAGAACCGGCGAAAGAACGACTCAGAAAGGGTCGATTTTAGTTCCATAACCTACTATAGCGTCTTACGATTAAAAAGGCAAGCGGGGAAACCGTCCTCGAAAGGTTCGGTTAACCGTCACTTGCCCGGTGAAAGTGCTGCTAGAGACTAGCAGATCTCATTTAGCTTTGTAGCTGTACGTGAGCTTTGCTTGGTGCTTACCGTAACTCTGTTTTTTCACCGACCACGACACGGCCAAGGTCTCCTTGGTCACTTTCTTTCCACATCGGTCTTCAAGGGGGAAGTCAAAAACGTCAACAGTGTTTCGCTGAGGGTTTACAGCAACGAGCAAGACTGAGTCTGGCTTATCTGCTTCAGATGCGAAGTTGATAGGGCTTATCTCAGCAGACCCTGCAAGTGCGACCAGTGCGTTATTGGCTCTACGTGAAATAACACGAGTGAACACTCGCAGCCTTTTCCCTGTGTCCGTGACAACGTCTACGTACTTTCCATCCTTTTCGTCAGCAGTTCGGCCCCGGAAAACTTCACGAACGAGGTCTCGCCCCAACCAGCGGGTGTCGAGTGCTACATCCCTCGGTAGCTGCTGAACAGACCCCTCGGGTTGGTAACTTAGGGTAGGTGCGGCCAGGGAGCGCGTGGCGCGGAGGAGAATTTGTCCAGCGTGCTGCTTGTTGCGGGGCTGAGCAGTTTGAGTTAGCATTTTCGTTGTCTGATTGACTCTTTAACTATAACGTTTCTGTGGGGCAGAACAAAGGGGGGTGAACCGCCCTAAGGTGGGGGTTAACCGTTCAACCCCTTCACCAAGTCAGTCATGTTCAGCGCAGTCTACGCTGAAACCCTCCCGAGTCGCAACTATGACGTTGTCAGAACCAAACATGATCTCCATGATCGGCTCCATAACACCTGATGTGAGTAGTTTTGCCAGGGATTGTGTGGACTCAACGTTCACGCCGTCGAACTCAGGGTCTTGGTCTGACCACACACCCTCCTTCTCTCCGTCGTACTCTCCCCAGCTTGACAAGTCATCAAGATCGTCTCCTTCGGCGTTCGTGAAGTACGGATCATGAACACTAAACTCACAAGGTTCCCCATCGTTGAAGTACGGGGCGTACTGAGACCAATGTACGGCCTTGATGGCAGGGTTCTTTTCCCAGAACTCAGCAAAGTACTCTTTCAGCCTTTCCTGTGCGACCTTTTGAAATTTCTCCTGTTGCTCTGTAAACTCTTGAAGAAGTGTGTCTAAGGGGTGTGTCATGTTAGTCTCCGATTGGAATGAATTTGGTTTGTTTGTTGGGTGACTTGTTAGTCCCGGACATCCACGGTTGCGCAACCATGTTGTTCAGGTACTTTTCGACCGTGGGAATGAACCCGAGGTCTTGAACAATGTGATCTTCGGCGATGTCTCGGGGAGAGTAAGTTAGTCCAGCAGAGTTTGTGCGTGTGCGACCGAACATCTGCTCAACGACAAAACACCCGAACGACGAGTGCAGCAATGCCCGATGACGAATGTCGGGAAAGGCGATCTTGCTACTGTCAATAAAGTCGTCGATGTCGGCGTAGTCGTCGGGTGAGCCTCCGTACTTTCTGGCATGTATCCTCCCGTGTAGAAAAGGTTTCATATCAAATGTGGAAGTTTTAACAAAGTTTTTCGTCAGTCTTGCAAGATCGTGGCTGAATCCGTGAGGTCTCCCGCTCAAGCCGAACTTTGTAGGTTTCTTTAGAAGTGTCGTACCAAAACTCGGGATCGTCTACTCGGCACGGTGGCACGTCCGTGAAGTTCGCCTCTCGGGGCAAAAGTTGGGATACTAGTCGTATGCATTCCCGAGTAATCTCGTCAACCGTTTGACACCCGTCGATTGTAACCACGGGGTACCATTTCAGTCCCATTTGTTCGTTGGGCTTATGAAATCCTGTAAGTATGCGGTCGAAAAAAGGTCGTTCTGACCGCTCAAACCTGTCTCGGACAGTCAGCCCGTCGTTTTCTCGCCTTGAAAGCCGTCTCATGGACTCATCAACGGGAACGTCGAAAAACAGTTCCAAGTCAGGGTACAAGACTCCGCAGGCAAGTTCGTGGGCTTTCTCTACCGCTTCAGGCCCCAAACCTCGTCCCCACCCTTGATAGGCTAAGGTGCTCGCGTAAAATCGGTCGCATAACACCCAGTTACCTTTTTCCAGCTCTGGCATTATTACTGTTGCAACGTGCTGAGCCCGGTCGGCCATGAGCAGTAAAAGTTCGGCTTTCGGTGTGATCGCAGCCTTAGGGTTCTTAAGCAAGTCTCGTACACCGAGCAAACACCCTGGTTCTCGAGTTTTAACAACCTTGGTCCCTTCAGGTAGTCTCCCACTACGTGATAGCCAGTCAAACACAGCGTGGAGCTGTGTTGTCTTTCCGCAGCCGTCAAGACCTTCAAAGGTTATTAACTGTCCTGTGTAGCTCATAGCGAAATTGTTCGAATATAGTTTTGGTAACGGGTGAAGCGACCAACAGACACTTTCACGTTCAAGCTCCGACAAGCTTCACAGTAGGAGAGAAACTCGTACCACGGGGTTGTGGGATCTAAGGTCTCGAGCTTGGCTTCTGCCCGTGTCTCAGAAGTACCATGGCCCTTAGTCATGTCTCAGCCACGGGGGCGCCCTGAAAAAGTTTGCAAGATCGTCTGGGGACTGTGGTCCAACTAAATGAGAGGAAGGATCCGCAAAGCCGAGGTTCATCCCGTCGATAAGTTCGTCGAGTGACCCCGGCTCAGGCTCCCCCGAGATTGCTCTCCGACGCGCCCTCTTAAGGATTTCGTAGGCGTGGCGATTGTGGTCTGACCATTTCTGGATAAAGGAAATCTCCTCAAAGGAAATCTCCTCGTGTCTTGAGATTCGGTCTGCAATGTCTTGTAGCTGGAGTCGTGTGTCAGTGGACAACATTTGATATGGGGATTGTGGGGCTGGCTTAGCGCTTGTCTTTAGGCAAGTCGAAGGAGGCCAAGGAGTGTGCTAAGCAAATTTCATCAGACGCTTGCTTGCATTGGTCGGCGCAATCGATTAGAACTTGAGCGTAGTCAGCCCCACCGATGTCATCCACTCTGTCAATGTCACGTTCGAAAGATGCTTGCTTCTCCTTAAGAAGGTCGTTTATAAACGACCATGTCTCGCGAGGAAGTGAAACAGAAATAACGGGGTCAGTTCTCATAGGTGTTGTTTGGTGTTGCGGGTGTTGTTTTGGCCGGTGGGAAGCACCACGAAGTTGGTCTACCATGAAGTTTGCAACAAGCTCCTGTCGCTCAGGAACGACGTTTGGCAGGTGGAAGTTCATTTCGGCCATGGTAGCCATTAAGTCTCTTCTTTTCCTAGGGGGTTGGTGCGAGTGTGTATGAATCATTGCATAACCTGAACGCAAGGAATCCCAAGTTCTCTCACAACTTTGCAGTTGTCTTGGTTGTCGTCGTACCAAAGCGAAGGACGTCCGAAATCTTCAATAATTGCAAGAGCTTGCTCGGTCTTAACGTAGTGGTCGGGGCGATCGTCCCCGTCCTTCCTCATATATATGGCGTCGAACTTAACTCCCACACTTTGTAGCCAGTTTTCTGAGTCGGCTCGAAGACGATTTGGGCGAGCAGTGGATATAAGGATTGTAACACCGGATACAGCTAGAGATACCGCAAGTTGAACGAGTGGCAAATTGGCTCGAAGCGTTGCAACATTATCTTCGTAATACCACTCACTCGTAAGTGTCATATCAATGTCAAACACTACTAAGGGGTTATTTTTAGGTGTCACGACACAAGGGCAATATAAATACTGTCTAGTTTTTGAAGCAATATGTTCATTTTCGCTGCCTCGCTCACAGCCAAATCAAGCTGTCCACGTGTCACATAAGTGGCAATTACCTGACTCGCTTGTGCCCTGAAGGTGGAGGAAAAGGCTTCGGCACACTGAGCTAAAACGAGCCAGTCTGAGTTGGGGAGACTCACCGAACGGTGAATTTCTTCACCTTCACACTGTGTAAAGACCTGTGTAATCGCGGAAGTATGGCTCATGGGTTAGGATTGGGGTTTTTTGGCCATTTCAAGCTGAGCCTTGTAGAGTGCCACCCTCTTCTGGGTACCCTTCTTAACAAGGTTAAGATGGTTGAGTGTTCGAGTGGGTTTTGTTGGTTTCATTGGGTATGGTGTCGCCTCTTGTGAAGTTGGTTTAGGAAGAGAAAGCCCCCTATCTTAGTGAAAACCTCGATTGGTTGCCACCTTAAGTACGAAGAGGTAAGATACCACTTTCCTTCGGCATTTTTGTAAACTTTCCCTACGAGTACATCCGTAGTGGGGCACTTGTATGTTACGAACGATGGGAAATTAAACCCAACTCGAAGGGGTGACTTGTATGGGGCAGGTTTATCGTACACGGTTGACCTCCTCCCAGTAGTCCGATCGTGGTTTGCTGGTTTTCGTCACAACTCGGACTTGGACCGTAGCTCTTCGCTTTCTAAGCATTTCAGCCAGGGTGGCCCTGAGTTTAGGATCCGTGGTGGTATTATAGGCTTGTTCGAGTCTCTCGTAAACTGCGGCCCGGTTCGGGATCTGCAGGTTTTCTTTGTTCAGTACCTCAGAGCTGAGGTCCAGGGTTCCTAGTTTACCTTGGATTTTGTTCCTTCCGAAGTTCCCCGAGACTCTGCCGTTCGTTCGCAGTTTCGGCTTAATTTTGCTTAAGTTGCTGTTTTCCATGTCCTACACATGCTCCACAGAAAGGTTGCGAGAAGCTTCGCATGAGTACTGGAAAGCCAAGTCCATAAGGTAATCCTCTACCTGCCTGAGCTTTTCAAGAGCCGCTTCTCGTTCCTCGCAGAATAACTCCCATGCTTCCTCATCCATAGCGCCACGAGAGGGGCAGTTCGCTTGGACAAGTTTCTTTCGGACATCGTGAACAGACGCCCAAACTCCGTTGTACTCAGACGCAAGGGCAGAAGCATTAGTTTCACTCTTCTCAGTGGCAGGGGTGCAGGTCATTGCTTTGCTTGCGGGTGGGACTGAGGGGTCAACTTTTGAAGGAGGCAGGCGCGGCGAGCCCTCGCTTGGCGAAGAGCTTGGGGCTTGGTTCTGCCCTTTCGTTTCCGACCCTTTTGGCGAGGTCCGAGTTTGGAGCGGACTGAGTCGTTTTCCATACATTTACTATACCGTTTCTGCGAGGCAGAAACAAAGGGCGGAAACCGCCCTATGAAGGGGGCTAACCGCCCACTCACCAACAAGGGCTAGTGAGAGATTGGACTATATATTAGCCCAAAGACGTTCAGGGCTATTCCAACTACGATGACAGCTACTACATCCCACTGCTTTTTCTTTACAAAGAAGGGAAGGCTCAGAGTGCTCCCTGTAATCAGAATTAATAGGCCCACCTTGCGGTCCAAGAAAAGCAAAACAAATTGTCCAACTACCAACGCAATATTTCCAAGGATGCGGAGGTAAGTGAGTCTGGGGCGGACACGTGGGTATTTCATGGTCCTAAGGTGTGATCGGTAGTTATTCGTCCTACGAAACAACCTTGAGTGTTTTCAGAATCTTGCTCAACCGTGCTGGCTTCAAGTACGACTTGAACTCTAAACCCTCAAAGAGTGCTTCTACACTCTGTTCAGACGGCGGTGAAGATGCGTACCACGACAAATCGGGAACATCGTCCTCAAGAGTGACCAGGCGAAGGTTTCTAAAGAATGTGGACGCAGTTGTGATTACCTTGGGGTGAAATGCGATTCGATCGGCGAGCGACAGCTCTGAGTTTGTGTCGCTGGTATGGCACTCTTGGATTATCTTTACTGCGGTTTTCGGACCAACTCCGGGGACACCTGATATGTTATCTGAGGAGTCCCCTGACAAAGCTTTGAAGAATTTGACGTCTGAGGGGGGAACACCGAAGTGCCCCTTAACACCCTCAATGTCAACCAGCTCCATTTTCTTAGCTGAGTTGAAAAGCAGCACCTTTACTCTGTCGTTGACAAGCTGAAGCAAGTCCTTGTCGCAAGTCAAAATGTGAACTTCACTATATCCAGGAGAGTTACGAGAAATATGAGCTACAACATCGTCCGCCTCAAAACCCTGAGCACCCACTGGCGAAAAGCCAAGAGCTGGAAGGACGTCTTCAACCAGGAGGGAAAGGTCGGAGTAGTGCTCAACGCTGGCTTTTTCTCGATTCGCCTTATAAGTACCAGATTCTTTCTTGCGAAAGTTTCCACCCTTATCTATACAAGGAACTACGCAATCGTACTCGTACTGAGCCATCACGGCAAGTAAGGCGTTGCAAAACCCATAAGTCCCAGTTACTGGAGCTCCATAGCTCGTAACCATTTCACCCATAGCTCGACAGAGAGCTGAGCGCGAGCGAAAAAATAGCGCGGATGTGTCTACGAGAAGCAGTTTCATTGTTTAGGTTTTGGTGTGGTTTTGGTGTCGGAACTTGGCTCCAGACTAGTTCTTGCAAGGTTGCCGTGAAAACTGGTGGAAAGTATTTTGAGTGGCGTTGTAAGCGGTTAGGCGGCCCTTTATCTTAACGAACGCACCCGTATCTATATTTACGCGTTGTCCCTTCACAACGGGGAGATGGTCCTGGGGTGGTTCTTCGAAGTTGGTCGGTGTGTGCCCATGAACAACTTTCTTTAGTCTTGGGTTCCACCCTTCGAACTCCGGCCCGTATCTCAGAAAAGGTTGTCGAATCCATAGCAGTGCCTCACCCCTTCCATAGGCAATGCTCTCTGCAGGATCGTGACCGGGGTAGATCCCAGCGTGAATGAAGAGAGTGTCCGCAATTGTCATGTACAAGGGTAGATTTCGAATCCACTCCTTATGCTCTCTTTCCATGTCGCCCACCTGGTCGTAGTTTCCGCCGTTTTGAACCCACAGCACGTAGCTACTGCCGAATGGGTCTTCCAAAGCATCAAGAAACATCTTCTCGTGGTTTCCCATCAGGGCGTAAAAGGCTTGAAGCCCCCAACTTTCCGGATCGTCGAGGAGCCTTTTCACCTGCTCTAAAACTTTCAGGTCGCCACCGCCACGGTCACACATATCCCCCAAAAGGACGACTGTAGCCTGAGAGTCTTTCACCCATGCCAAAAATTGCTCGAAAAGAGGCCAGGTCGCGTGAATGTCACCAAGGGCAACTACATCACCTTGATGTAATTTGTTGCTGTAGGAAATCATTGTATCAGTATATGAAGTCAATACGGTGGAAGGGTTCGTTGGTGATATTCTTGAGGGAAGCTTGTAAGGAAGCGTGCATGCGCTCAATCACTTCTTCCGGGACCCTGCGCTCGCGAGAAGCATTTTGCCGCAAGCAAACGGCGAGGGGCTTGTCAAGGACAACAGCGGTGATTTTGCAGTAACCGTACGAGTTTAGCATAGCAACTGCTTCCTTGCGGTAAGCTGCTCTGTAGTGGGTTCCATCCATGACTACAGTCCGGCCCACATTCTCTTCGAGAATCTCCAGCATACGGTCGTGGATTTCTACGTAATTTCCTTGAATGTCCGCGTTTCCGTAGAGCTCAGCGCGAATTTCATCGCCGGAAAGTACAACGGCATCTGGGTGAAGCTCTAGTAGCTTAGCCACATGGGTTGACTTTCCGGAGCCAGGGGCACCGACCATCACGTATGCTTCAGGGTTGTTTTCCATACTTACATTATACCGTTTCCCCTCGCCAGGGCAAGGCGGGAAACCGGCCAAGGACAAGAGGTTTACCGGCCAACTTTAGCTTTTGGTCTCAGACCGAAAAAAGTTGTACTCTTCAACCCACTCGTGGAGAGGATCCTCATTCACAACCTCCCCACTGTTGTTCACATAGTCCTGAACCACCCAAGCAATTTCTCTAAACTCAAGGTCGTTCCAGGGCCATGACGATCGCACTTTGACGCCAGAGTAACCCCTAAGCAGATACCTTAGCTTTTCTTTGAGCTTTTCTGAACTTTTCATTGTTTCTCAAGAGTGTTGCAAGTTTTAAAGCGTACCTGTTTCCCCGGAAAGGTGCCGGGATTTCACCTTTGTCCAAAACTTTTCGGAGTGTCGTACTAGACCCACTTCGTTCGTTCTCGTGAAAAGAGACACCGAAAGTTTGCGAAAGTTGCAACCCGAGCGAAACTTGGTCGGACCCTAGAACGAGGATCACCTCGCTTGGCTTTCTACCTTTTAGAACCTCTGACAACCCGGCAAAGGGGTCGATGGCCTTTAGAAATGATACCCTACTTAGATCAATGCTTGCTTGGCGGCAAAGCGTCCGCAGAAGTAAAACTCGAAGGTCCCAGTCGTTGTTCCTCCCTCCTAAGGACACATACACTCTTGCGGTTGAACCGTAAGATAGCAACTTCTCAATTAGCTCTACATGGCCAGGATGACCGATGTTAAATCGCCCGAACGTTACAGCGGTTTTCACAGTTGTTTTGGATGTCAGATGTTTTGGATGTTTTCGGGACCGGTTGCCCCCTTAGGTCGAGCAAGGGGGCTTCAGGGTCGTAGTGCACGTATCCCTTTCGAGAACCTTGCCACATTCGGCTAGGGTCCATGCTATGCTTGTCCGCCACCCCCTTTCCAGCTAATGCGGCAAGGGCTTTGATGAAGCCATGGGTCGTTTCGTAGGAAACATTTAGATTCACGTCAACTTTCCACAGGAGCCGGTAGGAGCTTTTTCCAAGGTGTTGACCGTCGGAAAACGTTCGGTAGGCGAGCCAAGGCTTGTAGCCTAGCTCAGTGTAAAGCTTGACCATTTTCTCAGGGTTAACCTGACACTTGTCAAAATCTACTCCAATGAGAGTTTGCGTATGCCAGCAAAGTCTCTGGTACTGCAGCTCCACGAGGTCGAGTCCTTTGAACAGGCAGCCGTAAAAGGTGCAACCTTTCTTGGTAACTAGCTCAATGAAGGCCCCGTCACTGAGCGACTCCCAGGGCCTTTGAATCATGTAGTCCCGAAGCTTTCCGTACTCCTGAAGTGTTTCAGGTTTTTGTAGGCGCCCTCGGGGGTCAATTTGGCAGAGAATACTTTTCGGCACCTTTCACTTGTCGGTTGGTTAGTTGAAGATGAATCTTTCGTTATACTCAGCTTTTATGTCCTGAAACTTTGCCCTAACCTTCCTTTCTAAATCAACTTCAGGCACTCCGTAGATAATCGCAGGCCAAAATAAGTCCCCAATTCTGCCGTCTCCGCCACCATCCCAGTTGTCAAAGGAATGTTGTGCAACTTGTTCGACGAAAGAATTAAGTGGGAGAAGTTTCGGCATACTAAACTTTGTTGAGGGGGCTAACGAGAAAGAACCAGCAGCCGTTGGCCATCCAAGAGTGCGTTTCCCTGTCATCAAAAACCAGCGAGTCCCCTGACCTTAGTAGGGTTGTTTTTCCGCCAGCGTAAAACTCACCTTCAGATATGAGCTGGCTGCCGTAGGGAGCTTCGTCGTCAGGGGTGTGCCCCCCGAGAAAAACCAAGAGAGACAAACCAGTCATTTCGTAGTCTTCGTGCGAACCTACGGACCCTTTCCCGTACACAACCGTGGCGCCCTCGCGGCGCATATTGTCAGTCGGGTCAGGAAACCTGTATTGCTGTCCTGCACGGTTCAGAAGCGTAAGAGCCTCAGGCAAAGTGGCGCGAAGCCAGTCTGGCACTGGCATGGACCCGACATCCCCGAGAGTCCACAACCGTGGGTCGGACCTACCTGCCGCGTCCTCTGACACCGACCGCAGGAGTTTTTCAATAGTGAAATTAGGGACGGTAACCTTGCCGTCAATTTTGATGGCACGCTTCATACTTGGAGAACCAAGCTCGCTTACACACCCATTATAGCCCCTTTGATCCAGGAAGGCAAGGGTGGAAACCGTCCCTTTTCACCGGGTCTTAAGTGTATCCTGTAGGATCCGAGACTCTTCTTCCTTTGGCCCTGGTATCCAGTGTCACTAGTCCGAACGTCGGTCCGTCAAAGACTAGCGTCAAAGCTTAGTTCGTCAAGAGCACTTTGAACTTCCGACCTTCCTGTGTTATCGTAAACCACACTTCCTTCACCCCCCGAGAAACCCTCAACAAATTCGTCAAGGTCGTCAAGGTCTGTGTACTTTTCAATTAGGTCTGTGTACCCTGCGTTAAGCACGGCCTGAAAGAAGCCGTCGTCGTCAAGTTCATCAATTGCCGCTTTTACGGAGAGGGAGTATACGCGGAGAACTTCGCTTATTGGTGCGTTGTTAATCACCCGTGAAATCACTTCATTCACGAATTCCGGTTTGTCTTTAATTGTCATTTTGCATGTGTATAACGGTTTCTTTAGCTCCGTTGAACATCTGTGTGGTCAAAGGGGAAACCGTAAACGGAAGAGGGGGGATTTGAACCCCCGGAGGTTTAACCCTCTACAGTGTTCGAAGCTGCTGCTTTCGGCCGCTCAGCCACTCTTCCTTGTCACCGTGGTGGGCCACTCCTGTGTCGTTCACCGAAGATGGCCTTTGTGTGGGTTCTTTAACGAGTTTTCGGCTAGTTGAAACTAAGTAGGCGCGTAGGGAGTCGAACCCTAACTAGCCGGTAATCTGCCGGAGAGGACTTTATAATGGTCCCTGTGCACCGTACACCACGCGCCCATGAAGGGGGAACCACCGTGTGGGGTGGAACCCAAGGTAAAGCTCAGACAGAGGGAGTTTGAACTCCGAACGCCAAGTCAAATTCGTCAAGAGCACTTTGAACTTCAGTGCTGGTGCTCGCCTCGCTAAGCTTCAGAAGGAGCTTTGCTCCCCTGGGGCTTTTGTTGCTAATTCGTGCGGCACGATCAACTATTGAAAGATTTGCCATTTTGTATTGTTGTTGTTTAGTGTGGCTGCAAAGGCAGCCGACGCCCTGAGAGGGATTCGAACCCACGACCGGTGTCTTAGAAGGACAGTGCTCTTCCACTGAGCTACCAGGGCTTTCATGACTATAATAGCGTCCCACAGGGGGTAGTAAACCTTATCTGCAAGGCACCCCTGACTTAAGCCCCCTCTCCCGCGTCATTGGACTCCCCTCTCACCCACTCAACCCAGTAGTCTCGCGGGCACCGCATGTTTGCCATGGTTGTCTTAGCGGGAAGAAAGCATCCGCACACGTCACAGGTTGAGCTTTTTTCATTGAAGGAGCCGCACACGTTGCTCTCACAAAGTGCGAGTCGGTCCTTTGCCACTTGGCGAGGGGCAAACGACGGATCGTCCAGCATTCGTTTAGCTGTGTCAATCAAGGATGCGCCGAAACTTCTGCGGCAACACTCTGGCTCTTTATTCGTTTGTTCCAAAGTTGCTCTGCAAAGGGTATGTATAGTGTAATTTACCCGGATCAGTCCGTGAAGGTGCACAAGACCGAGAGATGCTTGTACAAAATACTCGCATCGAAAAACCGGTACTCCGACGAAAACTCTTCTCTCTGCTGAAAGTGTTCGAGCTCTTTTAAGGTGGCCCTAACGACCGGGCAGTCTGAAACGTAATCCTTGTACCAGAAAGTTTCGAACTTTGGAATGTACTTCCACCTATCTCCGTGCGGAATCCAAACTTTTTCAAAGTTCGTTTCGTGTAGCGAGCACGGGTCGTTCCACGTATCGGGGTCTACAACACTTATCTGCTGCACGATATCTTTCGTATCGTCAAGGAACGCCTGAAAGTAAAAGTCGTCAGGTGAGATTTTCCAGGTTAGGTTGACAATGAGATAGGGGATGTTGGGAAAGTCCCCTGACTTCACCGAAACCTTCTCGGCCACCCTTAAGCTAGTGATTGCCGTTTTCATCTTCTTCCGAAATGTTTGAAACTTCCGTGGTCCCCCTCAAAAGAAGCGTCTCAAAGAATTCGACCACGTCTATGCGATTAGTCGTATCAACTCCCGCCGTGCGACAGAACTCGATCGCTTCGTACTCAAAGGGGAAGAACGGGTTGGACAAGCCGAAAGATTTAAGTCTCTGCAGGAAACAGTCTCGGATTGCGCCATAAAGGGGCGGGAAATCGGACTCGTTAAGTTCGACGGTGCGTTCAACTTTCGACGGTGCGTTATACGTGATTTTCATACTACTCAGTGGGGGGTACTGAACGGGAATTACGTTCAATAACTTGTTCTAGGAAAACAAGTGCTTGTGTGTCAGTGTCGAAGAAGTGGTCTGCTGCATTCGATCCGAGAAGCACCTCTCCCGCTTCTTCAGGTGTGAGAGCAAAAGCACCAATCCCTCCCATAACCTGCGCGAAGCCCGCCAGACAGTGGGTGGTCCCGCACGTGTGAAAACCGGCTTCGTTTGAAGGTTCCTTATAGTAGCACCAGTCTTTGTAAGAAAGTGGGGAAATGTCAAACCAGAGCTTGTGCCACCTACCCATGTGGAGGTTTTTCCGGTCGCGCTCAACAATCCATAGTGCGACATGGAGGAGATTGGCTTCCTGTTGTTCGGGTGTCAACCCTCCCAATTCTTCTACGTTTCTGTACTGGCACTCCTCTAAGGCGTCAAGGGCGAGTAGGAAATTCGCCGGGATATGCGGGAGCGGAGGGAGCCCTTGTGATGTGCACGTCCGGTGAGCAACCCGAGTGGCTTCAGCTGGCGTCAGGGCTTCGGTGCAAGTTGCTGTGGTCATTGTTTCGTTCGAAAATACGGTAGTTTGTTTGGAAAAGGTGAACGGTGAGGGGTTTTCCTCGCCCAGCAAACCTAGGGGAAAGGCTTACGCGTTACAAAGTAAGTTGAGACCCCTTGGTCGTTGCAAATGTGGAGGCTTAGGGGCCTATCGGTTATGTACGGGTCTGCACGAACTGAGTTACTCACCGGCTTGCACTTTTCGGCTAAGACCTTCGCTTCTTCCCTCTCAATCTCAGCGGTGCTCTCTTCGAGTCTACGACTGGCCACGCTAACCGCACCGAGCCCTAAAAGAAGTAGGCCGACTATGGAAGCTATGAGAACAAAGCCAGCGACAATGCTAACATACGGGTTATCAGTTTTCATACCTCGTGTCGAATGCGGTATTTCATTGGAGGGTTGGCGGTGGGAGGTAAGCTGATTAACTTTAGCGTGTGCCCGGTAAGGGATGGGGGCGGAAAACCGCCCATTCCCCTTGGTAAGATCTCAGGAGCCGGACCCTTGGGTCCTAACCCCTCTTGGTTAGACAGTAGCCATCTCAAGGGCCACTTCCATCGCCCGCTGGTTGATGGTTGCGCCTTGGCCGAAGTTTGCGTAACCGAAGCGTCCGGTCTCGCTCTTTCGACTACGATTGGAACTAAAGTCCGTAACAGCATTCATGGCATCGTAAAAGGTACGCCCTTCGTTTCCCGCCCCGTTGTAAAACAGGTCGTTGAGAACGTTGACATTGCGCATCTTGTCGGCATCCTTCTTGTAGGTTGCTTCCAGGAAGGTGCGGAATTGGGTTGAAGTGCAAGTTGCACTTGCGATGGTTTCAACGCTCTCGGAGTACTTCTTCATCGCCCCGTTAACGTAGTCAAGAACTGCGGTGCTCGCCAAAACCCGCTCGTTTACTCCGGAAGAGTGGCGGAATTTTTCTCCGATGTTAGAGTAAGCCATCGAAAAAGTGTTGCCGCAAATTACGCGAGTGGCAACCGGACCGATGGCCACGGAGGCGTTTCCCGTGTGCCCATTCAGAAGAGTAATGTAGGCGTTGTAGTCCTCGCCAACTACACGAAACTCCTGGTTGATTTTCGCTTGGGCAAACACCTTGGCCCCGTGAGCCAAGTATCCCATGTTTTCCACTACCAGAAGCCCCTCTTCAACCATAGGGTTGATCATCTGGAGAAGCTGGGCGTTTTGAACCACTTCGTACCCGGTGGAAACATATCCGAGGCGTTCGTCGGTGTCGTCCCGGTGAATCGCTTTGCGGTCTGGATCCGCAACCCAGACTCCCTGGGAGTTAAGCGATGCCGTGGGCCTTGGGGAAACAGACCAATTAAGGTTGTTGGTGATGGCGAAAGCGGGCATGGTTTGTGAGGGGTTGCTTGGACTGAAATAACTATACCGCTTTCCTGTCGGAAAGGAAAGGGGGTAAACCGCCCTTTCTTTAGAGCTGAGAGTCTCCACATCACACTCAATCTCTTTCCCACAATTGGGAGCACCGTTGACTACACTTTAGAGGCCTGAGCGGATAGCTCATTTTGGCTCTGAACGCATTTCTTTGTACTTCTTCTGCGTTCCTGCCTGTGATCACTACTTGAGTCTTGCCTAAAGCCTCACCGCCAGACAAAACGGTACAAAGTACTAAGATCGCAATTGAAACTCTGTTCATTGTTCGTGTGAAAATGGAACCGGCGGGACTCGAACCTGAAACCGAGCCTTAGACACCCGAAGTACCTTAACTTGCGGGCTTTTCCGGCGAAGAACCAAGTTCCTGCGATGCGGCTAGATAGTCTTCGATGGCTGCATGAAAGTTGGATTCAAATTCAGCTATCGTTTCGCCGTGAAACGAGATAATGTCGTCGATGTCTAGGACATGACCAACAATAATCTTGTCTTCAGTATCGAAGACCATACTGGCTGTGTAGTCTTTGTAGATCATGGAATTGATCATGGCTTTCCGCACCCATGTAGAAGAATACGGTTCAGTAAGCATGTACAAACCTTCCTCAAACTTCCCCGTAGAGAGAATGATTTGTAGGGCTGTTTGAGTTTGTTCGTGGAGCTGCCTGTACTCCTCTTCCTGTGACTCGGTCAATTCTTCTAGGTCTTCTCCAGTCAGAATTTCGTGTATGTCCCCGATAACCCAACTGTTGCCATACGGTCTTTTCGGGTCTATTTCCGGAGCACCGAATTCACAGTTGCTCCACCCAACGTGCATTCTTCTCAGCAGTTTCAGGTGGTTTTGAGTCAGGAGAAATGAGGTTTTTCTGTTAGTCATAGCAAAAATGGGAATGGGAATGGGACCGGCAGGACTCGAACCTGCAACCGCGCCTTTAAAAGAGGTAATTTAATTGCTGATGTATCTTTGTCAAGATAACTTTTCGTGCTCTACCATTTGAGCTACGGTCCCGTATTTGCTCCGAAAACTACCTGGAGCGATATTGAAAGTTTTTTCTTAGCCCTTGAGCTACTCTCCAATGTTATTGGGTTCAAAGGTTAAATTAAACCACTCCCCGTCAGAGTTACAGAACAAGAGCTTAGAGTCGCTATCGTCGGGGTAATACCAGATCAGCATGTTCTTTAACGATTTGTTTTGGGAGTTTTTGGGTGCAGTTTTACTGCGTGGCAGCCGGTACAATCCACCACCCTGCATGTTTGTCATTCCTAGTCGTATGCCCTTGACACCGTCAAAACCTGCTTCAGTGGGTTTCATTTTGTTATGCAACCCTAAAGGTAGAGGGGGGAGAATAGTCACTACCAACTCCGGAGATTATCCCAACGAAGTTCTCTAAACGATTAGGCCTAAGGTCCCAAGGTATATTGTTCAGGTCGTACTCTAAACCTGTGCAGTCCCCTTCTAA